ATAAGGAGAAAACTTATGGCCGTATCCCTTCAAAGAGGTACTAATGGTTATCCAGCTGCCATTAATGATATCGATAGCTGGGCTCTTACTCAAGGCGGAAACGAAGTACAAATGTACCCAGGATCCTACGCAGCTCCAACAGGTGTTGTAGCTTCTGATTTTGCTTATGTTGGTATGGGAGATGAAGTAATTATTGATGGAGCGATGACTATTGCTGCTGGTTCTACTGGACCGATTACTTTTAAAAATATCCATTTCCGTGGAGCAGATGCTGGCGCAGCTGCTGGTTCGGTTTGTGTGACAAAACTGGGTAATGCCGCTTGTGAATTGCATTTTGTAAATTGTAAATTCTCAAACGCTGAACACGCAGTTAACCAACAAGCTAACTTAGCTTCTACAGCAGATGGTTTGGGTATTCGCATGGAATACTGTGATGCTTCTGGTGTAGACCAAGCTATTGTTTCTAACTGTAACGCAGAAATTAGTTTCTCTCAGTTAAACATTAGTGCTAATGCTTATTATACAGTTGGTGGCGGCGAAGCTGCTAGCCCAACTCACACAGTTACTGTACGTGCTTCCTCTTCAGGTGGTGCTAACAGCGGTAACATGACAGAAACAGTGCTCGCACTGATTTCCTAATCTAGAAAAGGAGATAAATCATGGCAATGATTTCTAAACAAGCCAAACAACCAATGGAAGGCAAGAATGCCTCAGTAGCTCCTTCTGCTGCTGCTGTTGGTGGTTCACAACGTACATCTTTCCAAGGCTCGTCTGACGGACGTTCTGCTGGAAATGCTAATGGACACGTTGGACCTGGTATGAAAAAAGGTAACGGTTATTACAACGAAGGCGCTCCAAATACAATGGGCGGTTTCCGTACTGGTGATAACAAGCCTGGTGCTCGTGGTGCTATGACTAAAGGTGCTCGTACAGCATCTGAAGACGTAACCAAAGGCATGGGTGGTAAAGTCATCAAAGATATGAGATAGTCTGATGGCAAAATCTATCGCAGGTGTAGAAATGAGAAAAGGCTCAACAGTCACTATTGGAGACAACCGTTACGGTATGCGTGAAGCATATGATCCAAGTGCTGACGAAGCTACGAAGAAATACTATAGAGAAGCAGATAAGCTTACTATTAAAGAAGTTAAAAATCCTAATCAAACAGTAGTTAAAACTGTTAGAGTAGGTAAATGATTACTCCTGAAGTATTTCAGCGTTCTATGCCAAAAGTGAGAAAAAAGAAAAAGAAACAGGTTTTACCGAAAAAAGAAAAAATCTCACTTAAAAAACTCTACAAAACTACATAACACGTGTTAACCAAATGTTTTTATACGGAGCGCAAGGGTAAACTTGCGCTCCGCTTGTTTTTAGCACTTGGTTAAAAACAGCATCAGTATCTACATCACTACCTATAAATACCATATCTTCGTCAGATAAAAAACTATAATCAAACTTGGTTCCGTCTTCGACTTTAATCTCTACGCCCTCTTTAGCAGGAGTAGCATTTAATACTATTTGAGAAACTTTAGCTCGTTCTGGAATAATCTCAAGTCCAATATACTTAATATGAGGAAATCTTTTATACATATCCATTAAAGAGTATGGATACATACCGCTACCTACATGAATTATATAGTTACTTTCTTTAAGTTTATAGCGAATTTTTTTATCATCTATAGTCCTAAGAATCCAACTTTCTTTCTTGTCTATCTCATAAAGATCAGATAATCGTCCTGCGTTTTTATAGTCAATGACTCTACGCATCTCTTGTGATTCAACGTTTTTTATCCATTTTTGTTTCTTTTCATCTGGAGTAAGTTTTGATAATTTCATTTTTTGAATTCTCTGCTCCTTCTAAGCTAAAAGTAAAAGGATTTGGTTTGTTAGTTAATACCTCTTTGAGAGTATCTTCTAATTTATTAAATTCCTTGTTATTTAAAACCTTAAAAAACCCATAAGGTTCAAACTTATAACACCTAACAAATTGTTCTAATTTTTGTCCGTCTTGTCTAGGCACAATAATAGATGGTATTCCACTTTTAAGTATTTCCATGGTTGAGTTGTATCCTCCATAAGTAATAAAAGCAGCACAACTCGGTAATAACTTATTAAGATTAGGGATGTAGTCTACAAATAACATATTTTGTTTTTTCTTATTCATAGACTTTAAATATTTATTTGCGATTGGCATAACAAATTCATAATCAGGAAACTTGTGAGCTATTTTAGTAATTTGTTTAAAAAGCAACATACCTTCTTCTTTATTTAGGCCTGTTGATACAAAAATTTTATTATTCTTTCTTTCGTGTGGTTTCTGATTATCATCACAAACATAACCAGTATATACAATTAAATCTTTGATTTGGTTCATAATATCATTTGTTGAAGAGTGATTTGTTCTATCACTATACAAAGGCATGATATTTTCATCTCCGTGAACAAGTATTTTCTCAGCGTAGAATCTACAAATTAAGTTTTGAGTATAGTTTACCCAATCTTGAAGAGGCTTATCATGTGGTTCATCCCATGGAAAGTCTCTAACTGAAAAAATAATCTTTATTCCTCTCTTTTTACATTCTTCTAAATACTTAAAATATTCATGTGCGAATTGATGCCTACAGAACGGAAAGCCTTCACATACTAAGACTGTTACTTCATATTTATCCAGTAAATCTTTGAATCTTTTGATCCTAAAATTAATTAGATTGTCTGACATAAGAAATTGAAATATGTTTTTCTGATCAGACACTTTAAAATCTTTTAAAATGGCTTCCTGTGGAACTTGATAGTTAAGCGGCGGATTAAAAAGTTGATCAATGACCACAACAGGAGCATCTGCTCCTGTTTTTTCGGCTATTAACTTAATTCTATTGCTGTGTCCCAATCCTCTATAATATTGAGTTAGAAAGGCAATCATTTTCCAGCAGGGTTAAACCATTTCTCTGCGAATGGAAAAATCTTCCCAATTTCTTCTCCACACGCTTTGGCAATCTCGATATGTTCTTTTTGAGTACCATGTGCTGATCTTAAGTCTACGTAGTGAATCCAAGAACGAAGTGTACCATTCATATATAATCTTGATTGCATCAAACCTTCTGGTAGTACTGCCCGTGCTTGTTCTTTTGCGACACCCATCTCAAGAGCCCAATTATAAGCTTTCACTGCGGCAAGTTTAACTTTATCTTGTTCTACCAACCATTTATCTTGAAGTTGTTTATTGTCAGTTTCAATAGAGTTTTGACGATTTTTTGTGTCTTGAAGTCTAGCTTCTCTGTCTGTCCATCCCAAAGCTTCATCAGGATTAGCATACCTTTGAGAAAATTCTTGAAACGAGAATGAACGATGACGCAGAATCTGTCGAGCGATATCTCTAGTAGTCTCAATCTCCATACAGACAGATACCATCTCAAAAGGAGACCAATGATTCTCTCTAATGAGATATTTCAATAGTTTCTCTGATGACTCAGTATTCATCTGATTATCAGGATTAGATACTCTCGCACAATAACCAACTAAATCCTCAGCATTATCAATACCAATCATATCAACTGGTTGTGAGTAAGAAATTAATCTAACTTTCATTATTATCTCCTGTGACGTCTTTTACTTCATTTCTTTCATAGTTAACAGATACTCTATCAGTTTTTTGATAATTTCTGTTTTCTTTTTTTACTTTTTGGATGTAAGATTTTCCAGAACCTGTTTTCCAAAGAGATTCGCCTATCTGATGAACGTATTTTATCACCATTTGTGGCTGATATTTTACACTAAAGAGTGCTATTTTTTGAGCTGGGTGTATATATTGTGCTTTTTGATTTTTATTTTCAATTAAAAGATATATTTCGTTTCTATATGTATATGGAAAATAACACACTCCTTCAGCTAAACATATTTGGTTTTCATATACAAGATTTGAGTAGTTTCTTATTTCAATTTCAAATTGAGGATTGTGTAGTTCGGGATAGATTCCTGTCGGTATCGGTTTAATTTCTCCAGGTGCGAAAAACTCTTTTTCTTCTATACAAGCCCTGAGATAGTAAAAAGATTCAACATGATGATGTACATCAAAACCCCAATCTAAGCTATACTTTTGCTCAAGTGCTAAAGCTAAAGTGCTTTTTTCAATACTAATCTCACAAATTGGAAAGGGTTTCAATAGGCTCATCTCCATATTTACCAGCACAGATAGCATCAACACAGTACTTTTTAAGATTGATCAACTTTTCATTACGCACTAATTGATCATGTCCTGCGTTTAGGTTTTGAATAAACTTTGCTTTACCTTTGATAGGCAGGGCTTCAAGTAAAGAATCTAAAGTTTTATACTCACGTGCTAAAGCTTGAGCACGTTTAGGTCCAATTCCTTCAATTCCTAAAATATTATCAGATTTATCCCCTTCGATAATTCTTGAAAGCATATATTCAGAAGGATTTACCTGAAAATCATCCTGAAGTGTTTGAAGAGTTACCTCTTTGCGTCCAAATATATTAAAGATAGATACATTTTCATCTATTAGTTGATATAAGTCACGGTCTGATGATACGATCCATGTATGGTCATAACGTTCCGAAACATTCTGTGTTATCCATGCTAATATATCGTCTGCTTCTACTCCTCTAAACTTAAGCACCTCATCATCTAATTGATTTGGAAGCTCATTTAGAACAGCAAAGAACTCTTCGTATCTTTTTGCCTCATCTTCGTCTTGAGGTTTTTTGCGCGTACCTTTATACTCGTCATGCATATCCATTCTGTAATAAGACTTACCAAAGTCAAAACAGACAATAGTTCTAGCAGCTTCATAAGATTTAGCTAAGGATTGGATAGTGCGGATAAAGTCAGTATCAAAAGAAGAG